GTTACAAGAATTTAAAAGTTACAGATCTGAAGCGACTCAACTAGCTTCTATCCTAGGAGAGCTAAATTATCAAAAAACTTTAATTGAACTAGAATTAGAAAAGGTAAAGCAGGCAGTTAAAACTTCAACTGAAGATCAGCAGAAGTTTATGAAGACACTAGGAGAGAAGTACGGAGACGGATCAATAAATGTAGAAACAGGTGAAATCACACCAATCAAAGGTAGCTAAAATACGGTATAGTAATAAATTAGGTTTTGCCAGTATCACCCGCTATTTATTAGCAGAAACAAATCATTAAAATGGCAGAAGCACTAATCTCACCAGGCGTATTCCTAAGGGAAAACGATCAATCTCAAATAACAGCAGGACCAATCGCAGTTGGTGCAGCTTTAATAGGACCTACGGTAATAGGTAAACCCAACATCCCAACCCTAGTAACCAGCTACTCTCAATATAGAGCTAAGTTTGGTACTACTTTTATTTCGGGAGGAACTACTTGGGAGTATCTAACATCTCAAGCAGCCTATAACTACTTCCAACAAGGAGGTGAGTCACTACTCGTAACAAGAGTTGCAAGTGGATCATACCTACCAGCAACTGCAAGCATACCAAATAACACGGTAGTAAATGCTACAGCTAGTGTATCGCCAACATTTGCAGATGGAGCTTACTTTGAACTAACTGGATCAGTTACAGGTTTGTTTTACGTAACATCTAGTACAACTCAAGTTGATGCTGCTCCAACTTACTATGTAGTAAGAGGATCAACTGCAGCAGAAACAATTAGCAATGTTGCAGGTAAAATCGAATCACTTGTAACAAGCTTCTATATAAGAGCAGCTGCCTCAAACACAACATTGTCGCTTACATCTATAATTCCAGGTGCAGCTGGTAACAGCTTCGCTTTCAAATCAGGATCTACGAGCACATCACTAGGTGGTGGTACTGAACCAACAGCTAGCTTTGAGTTAGAAACCTTATCTGTAGGCGATATTATGAACAATAGTGGTGATGCACTGTTTGCTACAAACGGTTTACTACCCTCAGGTTCATCTTCAAACGTTAGATGGCAGATTACACAAGCTGATACAGCAACTGGTTATTTCACACTATTGATTAGAAGAGGTGATGATTATAACGCTTCTCAAACTGTACTTGAAACTTGGACTAACTTATCACTAGATCCAAATCAAAATAACTATATTGCATATGTAATTGGTGATCAAACTCAAACTGTTCTAACAGATGAGACTGGCCAAGCGTACTTGCAGACAACTGGTAGCTATCCAAACGCATCTAACTACGTAAGAGTTAAAGCAGTTAATACACCAACTCCTAACTATCTAGATTCTAGAGGTAGAGCTAAAACTGAATACACAAGCTCCATTCCAGTAAATGGTAGCGGATCTTATAACGGATCATTTGGCGGTGCAGTAGGTGCTTTATATGGCTGCTTTGGAATTGAGCCACTAAACATGTACGAAGAGATTCCAACAGTACCGGCTACAACAGCAGCTCTTAACACACAGGGTGTATTCGCAGGTAGCTACGATACAGCCATTAATCTACTAGGTAACACTGACGCTTATTCATACGATTCTGTATATGCACCTGGTATATCAAGTCAAAACGCACCTAGCCAAGTAAGCGCATTGCTTAGTATGGTAGCTGGTCGTGGAGATGCCATCGCAGTAGTTGATATGGTTGGATATAATCAATCTATCACAACGACTACAACAGAAGCACAATCATACGATAACTCATACGCAGCTACTTACTGGCCATGGGTACAAATCAGATCAACAGAGACTGGAAAACGTAACTACGTTCCAGCTTCAACAATCGTACCTGCAGTTTATCAGTACAATGATAAGGTAGCAGCCGAGTGGTTTGCACCAGCTGGTTTGAATCGTGGTGGTTTGCCAACAGTTATACAGCCAGAAAGAAGATTAACTGTTGCTCAAAGAAATACACTTTACACAGCTAAAGTAAATCCAATCGCAATATTCCCAGGACAGGGAACTGTAATATACGGTCAGAAGACGTTACAAGCTAGAGCATCTGCCCTAGATAGAGTGAACGTAAGACGTTTGTTAATCGCACTGAAGAGTTATATTGGTCAAATTGCTGAAACATTAGTATTTGAACAAAACACAGCTGTTACAAGAAACAGGTTCTTGTCTCAAGTTAATCCATACCTACAGTATGTACAACAAAGACAAGGTCTCTATTCTTTCAGAGTAGTAATGGACGATACTAACAACACAC